CCAAATGCTACTCTTCCAACTCGGGGTTCTGGTGGTGCTGTTGGATACGATTTGTACAGCACTGATTCGGTTGTGGTCCCTCCGACACATCGCGCATTGGTCGGGACAGGTATAGCCATGGTTTTGCCAAACGGTGTCTATGGTCGTGTTGCCCCGCGTTCAGGTCTCGCTGTGAAGCACGGCATCCAAGTTGGCGCTGGCGTTGTGGATCCAGACTATACTGGCGAAGTCAAAGTCGTTCTCTTCAATCACGGAGACAAAGACTTTGAGGTAAAGAAGGGGGATCGTGTGGCTCAACTCATCTTGGAGAGATGTGAGACACCCGAAGTTGAGGAAGTTGGTACAGTTGAGGACACTGAGAGAGGCGCGGGTGGTTTTGGATCCACGGGTGCCTAAATCAATCGAACTTGTTACAGTGCCATAATGACTCCGCTGTAGGCATGAAGAGAATACCCTTTTGCATGGTCATGAAAAGTTTTGCATGCTCGACGTTTGGGTATGTCCATAAGAGCCATCGTTCCCAGTAATCTGCACGAAAATAGTCTTCCCAGTCTTCTTGGTCACTTTCATCAACCATAAGCATACCCCGTTGAATTTCGTGAGGATCTGTTTCAATTCGGAGTTTTTTGGGTATCACAGCACCATGTCTAAGAAGATGTGCTCGCATGAGACGGGGATTTCCATGGTCTGTATAGTCTGGGGAACCTTTGGCTCCAAAATCAATAGCCCGCTTGTTTGGTAACATTACTCTGTACTTGTGTGTGACCGATGGGCTGGACTTGAAGACGACGTGCATATACTGTAACTTACTTTTTAGTTTTTAATACAACAAACTCGAGGTCATTCTTCTTCACCTTGTTGCGGGTCAATGGATTTATGAACAAAGTCATGTTACCATTCGCATTGATAGCACTCGTCATTGACATGCGTGCCATTTTACGGAAAGAGTTTGGTGCGAGGTACAATTTGTTAATACGCACAGCCTTTTCACCAGACTTAAAGTTGTTCGCAGAAATTGGATCCGTTGGAAGATTTTTTACATTCACATTCTTCCAATTGATTTTATTTGTATTCTTGTTTTCATTAGCGTTCTTTTTCATGCGTTTTTCATTCTTGATATAGTTTGACGCATTTGGTCTCTTGTTCCCATTGTTCCCAAAATTGAGACGACGTGCGAGTCCCGCATTCGCGAAAGACATGCGCGCTCTTCGCATGCGCCTGAGGTTAGCTACACGGGATCTGATCTGACCCACATTGTTCTCATTTGTGTTTGAGTTGTTATACGCAAAGTTTCGAACAAGACCTCTGGCGCCGTTATTGTTATTATTTGAGTTTGTGTTGATCCGCACCGCGTTGTTATTGTTCATCTTACAGTTTATAAAGATTTAAATTGATGTGTAACCATGAAGACATATACATCCCTCGATGGTATCAAAATTAAAGTGGGTGAGACCGCGAAGGAGAATGATGACTTAACTGGGTCGAGTTACCCACATGAATGGTGGCTACATGTAGACGGTGGCCCTGGAGCACACGTTATCGTGTGTCATGAAGAAGATACAATTCCCAAAGAAACGAAAAGGGACGCAGCATTCTTGGCAGTACATCATAGCAAAGTGGGAAATGTAAAGATGGTAAGGGTCAACCTCACACGCGTTGATCAAGTTATGAAATGTGATCGTATAAAAAATCATGGTCAGGTCTACCTCGATGGTCAAGTCATGCAATTGAACGTATTTCCAAACAAGGAAAAGGAAAGACTTGATAGACTCTTAAAAAATAGGTGCAATAGTTAACAAATGAACCATCAAGATTGGAACCCCGTTGTTATTCACGGAGCGAAACATTCTGTTTCGCGACCCGCCCGCCCTCACCGTGAAGTCACAAAGGAGCAGAAGTTGGATCAAACGGAATTGGGGACTCACTATGGCGAAGGCTATTCAAAATGGGCGCATTGCTAAAGGTTTCAAAACACAAAAAGATTTAGCAGTGGCGATTGGAGTTCCAGCGAACATAATCAATTCATATGAATCTGGGAAGGCGATTCCAGACAACGCAATTCTTCAAAAATTGAGAAGAGTCCTGGGAGTTAAGCTCTGAAAGTCGCACGTCTCCGCATTTGATTCATCATTCTATTCACATGTCCTTGGCTAATTTTCTGAAGTTGCTCATAGCTCAAAGGTGTTCGTATCCCATTTTTGACGTATGTAGTTCTGAAACCATTTCTGTGAGCCATTCGACGCAAGTTCTTCAACTTGGCGAGTTTTTGAGAGTCTTGGACTCTCTTATTAACTTTTGATGTGACACGGTTATCTTCTTGGCGTTGTCTGGCCCTGTATCCATTCTTGGCGAGGCTCACACTGAGTTGTTCGAGGCGAACCATCTTTATTATGTGTCTGGATTTTTTTCGAGCATACGAGTGACTGTGACTAAGATAACTGGTATCAAGACTAAAATTACAATTATAGTTAATGTTACAAACATACCTTATAATAGACTGACATAAAGATGTGTGACGATGGTACTGTAAAATGGCGCTCAAAGAAACCAAAGATGTCACTTCCCGCGAAACACCCGAAGCCATGGAAAAACGCATGTTTGAAGCCAAGCTCACTGCTATGGAAAAGGCTATGAAAGGTGAAAAGGTTCGTTACAAGTCCAATCGAGACCCTGAGAGATTCTTGGATTTCTTGGAGTATCGATTGAAGATTTGGGAACAACTCAAGGATGAGAAGTTCTATGCGAAGCGAATGTATGAAAAGACGAAGGAAGTTATCGAGGGTCTCACTGCAGCGTAGAGTAGTGACCAGCAATGTAATACACATCTTCAAAACCCAATTCCTCCAATTTCTCTGCCGCAAATCTGGCTCGTTGCCCAGTGTTGCAGTAGACGAGCAACCCCTTCTTTGGAAGTTCAGCGGTAGTCTTCTTATTAATCTTATTCACTGGAATATGGAGGGCACCTCTGTAATGACCAGCTCTGTATTCCGCCATCGTACGAACATCGATGACCTTCTTTATCTTACCTGACCGAATCATAAGCTTGGCCTGTTTGGCGTCCAAGAGGTTATCACCTGTGAGTGTATACGCAAACGCTGCAGCACCGATGGCTATTATCACTGGGAGCATTTATTATTGACGACTATTATTTATTTCCAGACAGTGCATCATATACACTAAATGCTGTATACATAGTACCTGCACCTTTAAAACTTTTGGTAAAAAGATATATCAGGTATGATAAAAGTATAACGAAACCGCCCACACCCATAAATATCATTCCAGAACGTTTTGGATTATTATTTTTATCATTAGGTTTTGACATAAAGATACCACCACCGATCGAACAAAAACAACACCCCGCGATGATCGCAGCCACTAATCTCGCCAACGCAATACTCTGACCAATTTGGTTGCCTGTGCCAATGAGATTCATGTTACTATTTACTCAGATTTTACTTCCTGCCCAATTCATGATTTGTGTGAGCGACCACGAACTATTGATAGCCTTCGGGAGTTTAAGTTTCATCAGAGTTCTTTTGACTTTTTCATCACCTTTAGGAACTTGTGCGATATGATTCAATCTAAATCTTCGACCATTTGTATTCGTAATTCTAAGAAAGTATGGAAAGTTCTTTTCAAAGTATTTCCATTTGAGTGAAGTTCTATTTGATGGCGGAGTATATTTATGTACAAGTCCCCACACAACCTTCTTCACAAATTGAAGGCGATCTCTTGGATCTGTTGGACCAATGTGTGTTCCCAATGTATCGTGCATCATAGCAATAAAAGCTTCAATGTAGCAAAAGTGATGTTGTGACAACTCGTCATATTGTGAAATCTCAAAAGACCTTTCAAGAACTTTCTTGTTCCGAATGTTAATACTTGTGTTGTTAAGAAGTTGTTTGTAATTTTCTGTGTTCGTGGTCACAAATCCACCCGTTGGTTGGAAGGAAGATTGTTTGTTCCTTATTGTGTAGGCATTTCCATAGACACTACGAAGTTCATTCTTGAATTCTGTACGACCCGCACCCATTGAATTGAACAACGTGATATTCTTGTTCGTGTGATTAATTTTTGCGAGAGCGTAGTGACCATCACCACCCGGATAGGTATGGGCAATATGAAGATACTCCGTACCCTTACGATTTTTTGTAGGTTTAGTCATATTCGATGTCCTGCGACACTTAAACTTGAAATCGTAGCCAGCTTCCTTCTTGATGTCCTTCCCGATTTGTTCAAAGACACCCGGTCTCTGGATGAGTTGCTTAGCCATTTCAGAGGCATCTTCAATAGCCATGAGATATTTCGCCGCAAGATTTGTATTCATTCTACTCTCAATGTAGTCAGAAGTGTCAATTTCTGCAGTCTCACCTTTGGCTCTCAAAAGGGTGTTACGAACATTGCGGTTATTGATGAGTTTAATTGGCACAAGGTCCATCCTAACTTACATATCATTGATATTTTTAAACCAATCGTATGTAAATTTTGTTTGTGAAATGTGAAATTAAATTAGTTACCGAAAGCAACACCAGCCATACCATTCTTCACACGGAGAACATTGTAGTTGACCGCGTAGACGCGAGCAGACTTTGTACTATCAGCCGAAGTTACACTGTTCAAAAGCAACTTGGCGTTGTCAATGCGCGAAAAGTTCAATGAACCACTTGGCTGAGACTTAGCCAATTCAAGACAGAATGGCCATGTGTAAACGGTATCTTCATCGAGTGTACTGCTACCTATCGCTGTACAATGCATTTCTGGTACAACCTCATGGTGATAGACATTTGACATATTTTCAAAGAGGGCGGTGCCGTTGATATAAAGGGATGCAGTTCCAAAAGTATAGTGATTATCCCAAGTGGCATCACCCTTATCACCTGCAACCAAGTGAATGGCCTTCACTGGGTGGTTAAAGTAGGTA